TCACCAAACTTACAAGTGTTTCTTGTCCACATCGGTAAGTTTGTACTGATGTCTAATTTGTTATTAAACAAATCGGCCAATACAGATTTGATTCTTTTTGATTCTGAATAAATTTGTAAGATGTGTCCGTCTTTATCGGGTGTTGTTGATTCTTCACCGTAGATATCTAATGCTGCTGAAATTTCAGGAGTATACTCCATAGATTCGTAGTCATAATATGAAGCCATTCTTGTTGGTTCATAATAAACTGCTTGTTGGTATAGATTACTTTCTACTTTCTGCCATTGTTTACCAATGTACATAGTTTGTTGAGCCTGTAGTTTTTCCTTTTCAAACTCAGACTTATCTGTAGTTTTTAGTAGTTCTTGTTTGTCGAACTTAAAGACGGGGGATTGTTGATCCAACGTGGCGTTAGGTCCGAAAACCTTACCTAATCTCTGCCATACCGTCATTTTATCTTGTGCCATAATTTCTTTTTACTTAAATAATAGTATTAGTCGTAGTAAATTAAACTCTTCTACCCCCGAATAACCATAAATACTTTTCATAATCACTTTTGCTCACTTCTTGTCTTCCGTAATTCATATTACCATATGGGTTAGACGGTAAACCAGGATTATAATTTTGGGAACTTTCTTTAAACGGATTTGTTTCGGTTGTCCAAGATTCTAACATTGCCTTTGTTTGTTCGGTTGCTTTCTCTAATTGTGCAAAAGATGTTTCGCCAACAAACATAGCCATAGCAAATGCCATGATTAAATCATCGTGTTGACCCTTTTGGTGGTCGGGCCTACCATTCACATAAACAAAGGTGTTAAGTTCGTTAAATAGTCTTTGTGATCTTAATGCAAAATCAAATCTTAACGCCTCTTCAAATGATTGAATAATTAAAACTCGTTTTGAATTGAAGTTGATGCCAGGTATTTTATCCTGTGATTTTGGATCCCATTTCCATTTGTCTGCAGGATTAACACCGTCAATATAAAGATTTTTATATCCTAACTCTTGTAATTTTCTTGATGTAGAAACACCCATACCTCCGGTGATATCGGTCACTATAAAGGCATTATACATAGTAGCCCATTTAAATGCGATCTCAGCCAATACATCAGGTGGAATTTTTCCAATATATTCCAATACTTGTTCTCTAGCGTCAAAATCAATAATAGACATAGTACTAAAATCTTCACTATCCCCCCTTGAAACGTCAACCCCCATAATATATCGATGACCCTGTACAGGTTCTTTCCATTGCCAAATAGCACCACCCATAAATTTGTTTTCAGGTTCTCTAATATGGTTTTCTTTAATTTTTTTCATTGTCTCGGCAGGAATAACACTATCCCCCGAACCTAAAAAGTTACATTCTAGCTCTTGTGATATTTTTCTCTTATCGAACTTTAACTTTTTAGCCATCGCCTCGAACCAAGAACTATAAGGTTTGTATCCTTCGTGCTCTACTTTCTTTTTGATATCTTCAAAATCCCTATCACTTACTTTAATATCCGTATAGTTTAATGTGATTTCATCATCTTTATAGTCCCCACGGTTTAACATATAGTGAACAATATCGTTACATTTAATAAGTTTTAAATCTTTAGAATAACGAGGGTCACGGAACCAATACATTTCAGTAATCTTAAAGTCATTCATTCCTTTAACAGCCTGACTATAAATTGAATAATAAATTGGGTCAAATCCGTTTGGTGTTGAAATAACGATTACCTTACCACCCGTAGATAAGGAGGCCATACAGGCTGACCAGAAATCCTCATCCGCATTGATGTATGCCGCCTCATCAAATATCAATATCGTTGGTGTATAACCACGCAAGGCATCCTTTGATGTTGCAACCGCTTTAACTTCACACCCATTCGTTAATTTAAAGTGTCTTTGTGAGTTCTTTTCATTAGAAAAGGTAACACCTAACCACGAAGGCCATTGATCAACAAACGCACGGACCTTATTCCCCATTTCCATGGCAGTATCCATTTTGTTTGCAATAATTAGGATTTTTTCTGGTTTTGATTTTTTGGCGAAGACCAATCTTTTTGATGCCCAAGCTGAAGTAACTGTAGACACACCGGCTTGTCGATATTTTAATGCAATATTTTCCTCACAAGTATCATAATCCTTAACTAACGTAACCTGATCATTAAATAATTCTAACGGTACGTATTGTGATTGTGTATTATCGTAAGTTTGTAGATATGTTTTAAGTGCGTACGGAGTATCGTTTACACATTTAGCGTACTCTAGTAATATTTGTTCTTTTGTTAAAGACATTCATTATCTTTTTCTTTTATTCAACGACTTCAATAACTCACCTTTCGTTGTATGTGGGGGTAAATGGTTTTGAATTATTTTCATAATACTTTCTTCTAATTTTTCAACCTCTTCTTTTTCTTCCACTTTTTTAGGTAAACCTTTGTGTTTTGTAGATGCAAAATCTTCTAAATCTTTTTTAGACATTTCTTTAGCCATGTCTTTTACTTTTTTAGAAACTTTTGATTTTGGTGTATCTCCTTTTTTTACTGAAAGAGCTAAACCCATAATTTTTTGTTGTTGTTTTGAAACTGCCTTTTCTTGTATAGATGTTTCGGTCGGCATACCATCATCACCTTGTTTTTGGATAGGGTCTTGATCGTCTTCACCTTTATTAACATCTGAAACATCTTCTTCTTCACCTTCAGTAAATTCACCTTCTTGTGTTTGAGTAATGATAGTTTTACCTCCCTCGTTGGATACTGTAGCACCACCAATAGGTAATTTAGCGCCTGATGGTAATTCAGTAACTTTGGATGTTACTGTTTTCTCAACTGGTTTTGGTTGTTCTTCAACCTCACCTTTTGACGATTTAACTTTTTCGTATAACACTTCAATTTGTTTTGAAGTTAAATTTTCAAGGGTATTAATTGAAAACCCTTCGATTAAAAGTCCCGCCAATTTAGGATTCATATGTTTCATCTTGTACTAAATTTTTTTCCCATTTTAATACGATATCTTTCTCGTATAACTTATTTTCAACATCTTCAATACTTTCACCGTATTGAAAGACTAATCTTTTACCTTCAGTTGTTTCAGGTTTTTCCCACCCTAATGCAATTACACCATCTATCGAATCATACATCCCAAAAAAATCAGAATTTTGTATTAACTCCAATTCAATTTCGGAATTTTTTAAAACTCCAACCTTTTTAATAAATCCGACATCAGGTGGAGTTGGTTTACCATTTGCTGGCTCACTGTCCCAATCATCACCATATACGTCATCAACATCAGAAAATATAAACTCGTATATATTGTCACCTCTAAAATTAGGCCCTAACTCGTTTATAAAAACTAATATCATAAAGTTCTTCCGTTTGGTGTTACTTTAACTTCTTTACCGTTAACATTTAAAATTAAATTATTTTTATTTGTTTTACCGATAAAAACTGTATTTGAGTACCCTTCAAAAAGAGTCAACGCTTTTTGTTCTTGTGCTTTACTAACTGAAAAATTAACTAAATCTTTTTTCTGTTGAATTTTTTGTATTTTTTCTTCTAAATAATTCATTTTAGATCTGTGTTCTAAAATTGGTTTCTCGTCTGATTTAATGTCAAAGTATTTAGATAACACATCCGTAACTTTTGATTCTGAAAAAATTGAGTCCATTACACTTTGGTAACCTTCTTTTGGTTCTTCGGGTGACATCATTTCTTCTCCACCCATTTCGGTACTGATCTCTTCTTCTCCACCCATTTCATCTCCAAAATCTTCACCAGATAAATCCAATTCACCTTCACCTTCAACACCATATTCGTCATCAAAACCTTCTATTTTATCGACAATTTCTTCTCTATCATCCTCATCAAGATTTTTCATATCGATTGCAGAAATGATAGAATTAATGACATATTTAATATCTTGTGAATCCATACCTTTATCTTTATCGAATGAACGTATTTTTTGACTTAACTTTCCGGTAAGTTTTTGAATCATTTTTAAACCTGTTGGTCCTTCCTCTTCTTCAGAGTCCACACCTTCATCATCACCCATTGGGGGCATCTCGTCTTCAGGTGATGGTGGCATTCCCATACCATCCTCACCTTCCATACCCATACCATCTTCACCTTCAGGTGAAGGAGGCATTCCCATTTCATCAGGAGATGGTGACGGTGTCATTCCCATTTCATCAGTCGCCGGTGCAGGAGTTGTCACATCCGAAGCAGGTGCTGGTGGTGTTTCAATAGCAGGTGCAGGTGCTGGTGGAGGAGGAGGAGGTAAATCATCTCCAGCAGTAGTACCTTCAGGTGCCGCAGGAGCTTTAGGAGTTTTTAATATGAATTTTTTTTTTGGCTGTTCCCCAATTAGTGGAATTTCAAAATCATTACCTTCGTTTCTATTAACTTCCGAAACAACTAAATTAAGTTTTTTCATTGCGTCAGCATAAGAACGATAATACTTTCTATTTCTCATAGGTTCTGAATAATCTAAATCAGATTCGTTCAAACCTTTTTTGATAATATATCCTGATTTTTCTTTTACGATACCGTAAAGATTTCCGTCGGCAAGACGAATTGTATAATTTGTAGTGGACAAGTCATTAACTTCTTGTTTAGGAACTTCATTGTATTTGGCAATTTCCATAATACGTCTTAATTTATCCGCTCCTTCTAATTTTTCACTACCTAAAGGTCTTAAATCTCCCATTTTTATAT